CTCCTGGCGTTTCAAAAACAGAAGCTGAGATATTACAGTCAACTAGATTATATAATGTAGCTTCACCTATCAATTTAACTACAAACATTGGTAGTACTGCTTTTGGTTTACATTTTGATAGACATGGTTTAATACCTGTTAACACATACAGCTATGAAAAAATAGCTACTAAAAATAATCAAAATCAAAGTACAGTAATTGATTTAAATAGTCCTAATAAAAATACAAATAGATTAGTTAGTTATTTATCTAAAATATTATCAAATTATGAAGATGGATCTCCTATAAATTTACAATCATATAGTAGTGGTCCTAACTCACCTTATGGATTAGGTAGAACACGTATTAGTACCGCTCCAGCAATAAGAACAAATTATTTAAATTCATATCCTGTTTCTGGCAGTTCATTAGAAGAATTACAACTAGCTACTCCAATAGCAAATTCTCCATTAAAAAACTCAGATCTTCCTGGACAGTTATATAAATCTCCTTTACTTAGTAATGTTTTAATAGCTGGGTATAACACAGATATAGAATCAAGATTAGGTGTTTCTACTAAAAAAACATCTGATTCTATTAACATGATTAATGTTACTGATAGCAAAACCTTTTTTAATAACTCTGACGCTAGTAGATATTCATCTACAGCTTTAAAAAATAATAATGTTGGTGGAATTTATGGTCGTGATATTATTAAATTTAGAATTGAGTTTTTAGATAACGATAAACCAGCTACATTAGAAGGAATCAACACAAATGTTTTAGCTTTTAGAGCATACTTAGATGATTTTAATGATGGAATGACAGCTAAATGGGATCCATATCGTTATATGGGACGAGGTGAAGAATTCTATGTTTATAACGGTTTCACAAGAGATGTAAGTGTATCATTTACAATGTATGCTCATTCACCAGCTGAAATGGCTCCATTATATAATAAATTAAATTATTTAATGTCTACATTTGCTCCTGATTATACATCAAGTGGTAAAATGAGAGGTAATATAGGTTATTTAACAGTAGGTGATTACCTTTATAGACAACCAGGTGTATTCACAGATATTAAATTGTCTGGTTTCTTAGATACACATTGGGAAATTGCTTTAAAAGAAGATGGTACTATCGATAATACACAATATGAAGTACCTAAATTAATTAAAGTGGGTTTATCATTTAAACCAATACATACATTCTTACCTAAAACTGGTAAAACTGTACCATTTATCACACCTGATAGTGTAGCTTATAATAAATACCAAAATCAAAATAAGTATTTAGGTTAATATTTATTACCATGGACCGCTATAGTAATAATCCAATAATTCAAACTGTACCATCAGTACAGTATCCAAAAGTAACTAGATATCGCTCATCAACTCGATACCCAGATATTCCGTTATCTGAAAATGATGTTTATTTAAGTACTATATATGGTGATAGATTAGATAAATTAGCTTATCAATTTTATAAAGACCCAACTTTATGGTGGGTATTATCAGTAGCTAATCCTGACTTACCAAATGACTCTTTATATCCAACACTTGGTTTCCAATTACGTATACCAAGTAATTTAAATCAAATATTAAGAGATTTTGATCAATTAAATTCGTAAAACGTGTTATGTCTATATTTAAAAGTACCCTTAATCCTACAACTGCAGCACAGCTAAAAGCTCGTGAAAGTGTAGTCGAAACCTCAGGTTCTCGTAGTGACAATTTTTTAAAATATACAACAGGAAAAAACTCCTGGATTAGAATGACTTCATTTGTTAATTATAATGATTCAGATGATTTATCTAGAAAATATATTTTAGAAGGAGGTACTTTATATAATAATGGATATGATGAATTTACTTTAAGAGCAGGAGTAGGAAAACAAAGTGGAGCATATGCTAGTAATTTAGATATAAACACTATAAGTGGTAAAAAAGAAATTGTAAGACCATTTGGATTAAGACCAATGCCTGGTATTGTACAAGCATCAGTTACAAATAAAAGTGCTTATGGTTCATTAAGAGAAGCAACTATTGAATTTTTAGCTTGGGATAAACATCAACTTGAAGAACTTGAGTTATTGTTTATGAGACCAGGTTATACTGTATTTTTAGAGTGGGGTTGGTCACAGTATTTAGATCATGGTGATGCTCCTGTTAATACCACACCAGATACTACTACTATTAAAATGAAATCTTTTGATTTAAGAACTTTAAATCCATTTGATACAAATTTAACTGATGAAATAATATATAATAAAATAGATGAGGATATAGAAAAATCTAAAGGTAACTATGACGCTATGTTAGGTTATGTAAAAAACTTTTCATGGCAATTATTACCCAATGGTGGTTTCCAGTGTACAACTGTTCTAATATCTAGAGGTGAAGTATTATCATCATTAAAAGCAAGTGCAACACCAAACTTTTCATTTAATACTTCAACAGCTCCAAATCCAGATCAAGTAGTTACTACTATGTTTGAAAATATACTTTTAAACATTATTGGTAGTATAAATGATGCTGCTTATTCTAGTAATTATAGAAATGGTTTTACAAGAGCAACATCACCTGGAGAATTATATACAACTGGATCTAACTCAGCTGTCAAAAGAGCAGAAGCAGACGCTAAATTTGAATTATATAAAAAAGAAATAAAATTATCATATCCTAATATAGATTTAGATAACGAAACATGTATTAAATATTGTGATGGAGGTAATGAAGGAACAGCTATTGAATACATCAGTATGGATAGTTTTATAGCATTATTAAATGCTTATTTAATCCCTAAACAAGGAATAAAAAATATAACTAACATAGAAATACCAGGTAATACACCTTGTTTAGCTAGTGAAGATTCAGTAAGTATAGATCCAACAACATGTTTAATTAAAAATAAAAGAGCGACTTTTATAGCAGATGATAAAAATGGTTTTGATCCATATGTTTTAAATAAAAATTATGTTAATAACTCAGGAACATCTAATCCTGCTAGTTTAAGAGATTTTTTAAATCAAGGTACTACAAATCTTGGTTCTATAGGTAACATATATGTTTCTATTAATAAAATATTAACTATATTTAGAAATAACGCTGATAGTACAGATGGAATAAATGTATTATCATTATTACAAAAAGTATTAGATGCTGTTTCTTTCTCTTTAGGTGGAATAAACAATTTCCAAATCCACAGTACTAGAGGTACAGCTCAAATTATTGACATACATTATCTTGAAAGCGGAAACAAAAACGATAAATTTAAATTTAATTTAATAGGATTAAGTAGTATATGTCGTGATGTGAAAATTAACTCACGTATATTTGCTGAACAATCAACAATGATTGGTATTGGAGCAGCAGCTGGTAGTATTAATAATTTAGGAGACATATACACATCAACTCAACAACAATTCAATAAAGGATTAACAGATAGAGTATTAAACAATGTACAATATGTTAATCAACCTACTCCAGCTAATGGAACACAATTAACAGGAAGCCAAGCATATTATTATAATATATTTAAAACATTAGAAGGTTTAAAAAAATATACTACAGATAAAGTATTAGGAATACCTAATGATCCTTCATTTCACTACACTATAGTACCACAACCAAGTGAAGTAACAAATGCTGGTAATGCTTTAAAAACAATACATTATCAATTAAATGGTAAAGATGTAAACTTTAAAGCTTTAATTCCGTTTGAATTAGAAATTACACTTGATGGTATTGGTGGTTTTGTTATAGGACAAATTTTTACTATTGATAATTCTATTTTACCACAAGACTACTACAATAAAAATTTAGGCTTTATTATAACTGGTGTAAGTCATAAATTACAAAACAATGATTGGGTAACAGAGTTAAAAACTCAAATTTGTTTATTAGACACAGCAGAAGAATTAGCTAAAATAGGTACAGAACAAAAATTAGTTAAAAGTATAGTTAATAAATTAAATCAAACAGCTCGACAAAACACCTATTTAGTAAATGCGTTAGCAGATTTTTTAGTATATATTACTGTTAAATATGTGTGTGCGTATGATGATGTTAATACACTTGGTATTGCTAATTATAATAATACTGATCTTAATATTCTTTCTGATTCAATAAAAGCTGAAAGTTATTTAGTTGGTTCTCCTACATCTGCTCCGTCAGATAGAAGATATATAAATCAATTAATGAAAGCTTGTTCATTTACAAGAAAGGATGTGATTGATTTTTTAGATAACTGGTACGATGTAGTTGCTCCTAAAAACTTACCAGATTTTCCAAAAACTAAAAAAGATTTTATAACTCAAACTAGTACTGGATCTCCTAAATTGTTTGATGTTGATAAATTTGTTGATAGCTTTTTAATAGATAGAACAACTTATACAAATCTTTATACAAATGATCCATTTATAACTCAACATAATTGGGACACTACTACTTATAATCAGTATAAAGAATTATTTGATAAATCTTATTTAGGAGCAATTTTTGCAGACCCAGCAAATGGTGGTCTCCCAATAAAAATAGACACTAATCCTAAATTACCAGCTGCTTATCCTATAAAATTAGAATATCCTAATAAAAAAATATATCAATTTTATAATACAGAAAGACCAGCTGATAAAGGATTAAATATAATGCGAAACAATATCTATCAATACTTCCAACGTAACCCAGTAGGACGAGGATTAGATTTATCATTATATTTATCTTCAGCCCCAATTATTGATGATGTTGTTAACATAATACCATAATGTATATACCACAATCGAACATAGTAGAAACCGGATATGACCAAAGCTTCAGATTTAATATATCTGATAGTGGACAGCCATATAATGGTTGGTTCCATAAAGATGGTCAAGGTAATTATTGGTCTGGAGAAACACATACTGAATCTTCATATTTGTTAATTGATACTAGAGCAAATATAGTTGTAACAATAGAGGATACTTTAAAAAATAATCAAACATCATTTAGGTTTACTAAAAAGTTTACTAATAACTTAGACACACCTTTATTTAAAGGTGATTTAGTAATACCAACTGAAGATAACTATACAAAAGGATACTATACCCGTTATGTAGTCCAATTAAAAGCAAGTGTAGAGCCTTACATTGTAGAAATAAATGAGTTAAATTATAATATTTTAAATAATAATGTAAATATTCGTAACGCGTATAAAGTAGTTCAAATGTTATGGAAATTAACAGGGCCACAATTTGACGTTTACGACGGTAATATAAGACGTATATCAGGTGTTGAAGACACTAACTTACGTTCATTACATATGGCGTCAAAAACAATACCTTTAATTTCAACTGTATTCACTAATCCACTCCAGTTTACTAGAATAACAAAATAAGTTTGGCTGCCTAAACTTTTTATTATATATTTAGTGTATAATAAAGGTTATGTATTACATTGTCGAAACAAAAGAACAACTAGATTATTTATCGCAACATAAGACTGATAATTGTTTTGTAAGTGTTATACCACAAAATGATAATTATCATCCCGCCTTAACTGAACCATGTTTAGTTTACTACCATAATGGAGAAAAAGGCTATATATTACCTGTTAATCATAGTGAAGCATTTAAATTAGATTGGGACATAATTAAACAGTTTATCACTAGTCATAAAGTAGTAAGAGTATTAGATAAGAAATATCATAGATACTTTTTACCAGGTGATAACTTATATGATGTAAACTTTATTGAGTATATAGATGAAACAGAACATGATACTAAAGTACATGTTGATTTTAATAGACAGAAATACTATTTAAAAGAAGTAAATTCACTTATACCCATTTCTAAACATTATGAAAAATGGGAGAACATATATAAGAAAGCAACTGAAAAACTTGTATTTTCTAAGTTCTATCAGGTGAACGAATTTTTAAATACAAAGTTTACTGAAGTATTTTATCAACTAGAGAAAAATGGTATAGGTATTGACCCACGTAAATTTAATAAACATTTTGAAACTACTTGGAAAGATAATTCGATTTACGGAAATACAGTATTTACTCAATACAATCTATATAATTTAACTACTCGCCCTTCAAACGCCTTTAATGGCGTTAATTTCGCCGCTTTACCTAAAGGGTTAGCACGAGAGTCATTTGAACCAAACAATAATATATTTGTTGAGTTTGATTACAGCGCTTACCATCCACGTATAATTGCTAAAATGATAGATTATGAATTTGAAACAGGTAACCCATATGATGAGATACCTAAAGAAATAATGTTTCAAAACATATATGGTGGTATTAGAGATGAATATGCATGGTTTCCATTTTTTACTAAATTAAATGAATGGTTAGATAAAGAATACAAGAAATTTAAACTTAATATGGGATTACGTATAGCTGGTAATAACATCATACTACATCGTTATATTAAAGATCCAAATAAAAATAAAATATTAAGTTATTTAATCCAGTCATACGAAACATATTATAATGTACTAGCGTTAGAACGTATATTAAAACTGTTAGAAGGCAAGAAAACAAAAATAGTACTATACACGTATGACTCAATACTGTTAGACGTAGATAAATCAGAAATTAAAAAATTATTACCCACCATTAAACAAGAATTAGAAGCAGATGGATTTCCAACTCACATGAGTGTTGGTGAAAACTATGGCGCTTTAGTTAAAAAGTAACATATTTATGGAATATAATATAACCATACAAGAATTGGCAAACAAGTTATTCGCAACTTTCACAAAGAAAGAAGATTTACAAGAAACAATCGAGACAATCACATCTCGTTACACTATACTATTTGATAAAATATTTATTTTAGAATCACAAGATAGTGATGAATTGATATGTACATACAATATCGATCCAGGTAATTTGAACTCAACCACAATTTTACCAAACACTATTTTATTGCATCGTAAAAAGGACTCAAATACATTGTACACAATTAATGCTTTGAACACTTTGATTAAAACATTAAACAACGGTATAGCTGATCCGAATTATAAAATAGAATGGACTGATTATAAAAATACTATACTGTTAACAACCGGTCCCGATCTAAGAAAGTTAGAAACGGCCATTCATAAAATAGTAAATATTTAAAATTAAAAAAATGAAACAACAAATCAACGAAATTAAAAAAATGCAGCGTTTAGCTGGTTTAATCACTGAAAGTGAATACCAAGAATCATTAAACGAAGCTTATTCAGACAAACGAGTTAATCACCGTGATGAAAAAACAGCAACTCCGGATGTTATTAATCATCTTTTTGACACTATTGATATAGTTCCTTTAGATAATGGAAATAAATTACAAATAACAACAACATACTATTACAGAGACCCAGGTGTAAAAGGTTATGATGTAAATAGTTTAAGTGAAGATAATCCAGATGTTAGTAAAGTTAGAGCAATTTTATTAGATCCATCTGGTGGAAAATTATCAAGTAAAACGTTCACAGATCCGTTTTTAATAAAAACTGGAAAATCATTTTTTATTCCTCAAATAGTCGCGTCATTTGAAAATAAATAATAAATAATAAAAAATAAAAAATACAGGGCTTTCAGAAATGAAAGCTCTTAGTAACTGAGGTTTGGCTACCCAAAAATAAAATTATATATTTAATTAGTTATAAAAAACAATGTAGTTATGGATTTACAAGCAATTAAGTCAAGACTGTCTACACTCCAACAGAAAAAAGGAGGCGGTAACAGCAAAAATGAAAGAGAAAAG